AAAATTCTATATATATTTTTGTCCCATCGGGGTTAACATCTATACCATAAATACCTCGAGACACTGGGACACTTGTAATATCTATCGTTTGGTCAGGTGTAGTGTTCATTGTTGAAAGTGTCCATGCTGACATGGTAAATCTTTGAACTTTTTCAGCGCCGTTTTTGCTGTCTGTAAAAAATAATTTTGTACCGTCTTGCGAAATGGTCATATTAACTAAAGTATAAGAAGTTGAAATGACCTTTGATGCGGTCAATGAAAGAGTATTAATATCCCACGCAGTGCTCATTGTGAACTCAGAAATATTGTTAGAATTACTTACATATATCTTTAACCCGCTTGGGGCGAAAAACAATGACCTCATTTGAACGTTTATGTTGGCTGTTTTTCCTGAATAAACAGCGGTAGAAATATCACCGTTTATAATTATAAATTCGTGTATTTTGTTTGCGCCAAAATCATTAATATCTAAAACAAATAATTTCGTTCCGTCTGGAGATACAAAGAATCCAGCTGGATAGATAGCTGTTGTCCCTACATATTTACTTCGTCCAAGAACAGACACCCCCGTTGGTATATCAGCGAATTTCATATATCTATCGTTCCAAACTGAATTGTCGTAAGACGTTTCCACGCTTGCGTACTCTTCAGGCTGTTTTGGAAAATCCCCCTTAACCGCGGTACATTTTTTTACCAAGCTGTCTTTATAGACGATTTGTCCTATAATGTACGTTCCAGCAACATCGTACGCCGTCACATTCACATCATCGCCCGTGTTCATGTAAATGTTATAATTCTCTTTGTACTTCGTGCCGTTCGGGTAATTTTGCCGTATCGCATTATTGAACACGTCCGTGCTGTCGGTCACGTTGGTTGAAACAAGTGTTGTGCTTACGCTCTGGGCTGTGACTGCCATTTCTTCATCTCCTATTTGATTATCTATTTGATTGCATCCCGTAAAAACGATGGCGGCGACTATAATCTTAAGCATGGATAGCCGCATTGTAAGTCGCCTCCTTAAGTTCGATTACTTCGTTTTTAAGCGCTCTCAACTCTTCCAACAGGTCGCGGTTGGTTGCATCATCGACTTCTTTACTCATCTCTTCGATGTATCGGTTGAATATTGGAATATACTCCTCTTTGCTTGCCGTTGCCTTTAGCGCGATTTCGGCGTTTGCCCGCGCCGCGTCCAATGCGCTTAGTGTGCCGTTTGATTGTCTAGCGATATCAAAATAGCCGCTTGCAAAATCTGCTTTTTGCTGCAATGTCAAATAAGACAACTCCCCGAGCCATGCATCAGCTATGCCGCTGATCGCGCTTGCTGAAGCCTCTCTTAGCTGTTCGCTCGCCGTGGTCATTTGATTAAAGCTTTCAGCAAGCAAGAGCACTTGCCCGTACAAATACGCGCCCGCTTCGGTGGACGTGTCCATCGTTTCAAGCAGTTTTCTAAACTCATCATTAGTTCGCGGCATTGCACTAATGCCCAAGGTTTCGAACGCTTGATCTAAAGACTTTGTCATAAATTCAAGCTGTTCTGCGTCTGTATAGAAGTTGCCCATCAAAATACCCATAGCGTCGCTAAAGCTTTGCATACCGCCCGCACTCTCTACTATGTCCAACATTTGCATCTGTGCTGTGTAAACTTCTTGATAGGTTTCCGTAAAAACTTCAGTTACCTCTTCCATTGTCGGCTTAAACCACCGCTTAAGAAGTGTGGACATGTTGCCGTATTGGTCCAGCCCGTGCATGTCTGCCTCTACGGTCTTAAGATACGTTTCCGTCCAAGTCTTTGTAACATCTATCACGCCCTCATTAAACTGCTTGCCGATAAGCCCGAAATAATGGTTTGCTTGATCAAACTCGGTCGCTATCCTAAGCAATGTTTCCATGGACTGTTCTGCGCCTTGCGCGTAACGATCTATAAGAAGTGTAAAGCTGTCGATCTGCCCGATCACGTCGCTAAACATCTCCGAGAAAGCCATGTTAAGGCGGTCTGCTACTTCTTGATCGCTTAGGTCTTTGAAGTCGATTTTCCCCATGTTGATAACGGCATTGCCTAGCTGTTCTTCCAGCCCCTCGATGCCAAGTATCGTTCCTGCTTCGAGTATCGCGTAAAACCCTTCGATAAAGGTATCTGAAAGAGATTTGAGTGCTTCTGGCGGCAGGTCTTTATATCTGTTTTCTACGTAAGAGGTGGACTTCCACAAATAGTCTTTTTGCGAATAAACAGTTTCATAGGCTTGCACTAGCAAGGTCGCAGGGTCTAAGGCTTCAGCAAATTTTTGCATCTCGAACTGTAGCCCGGAACTTAGCAATGTAAGCGATTTTGAAGAATACACGTTGGCGGATACCTTGGGGACAAAAGACCCGCCCGTTATATCCACGCCTCCCGCGCTCGCCTGCAAGGAAAATGCCCGCGCGATTGCGTAGAAGTTGTTATCCATATTCCTTATGTGCTTGAACATAGAGTTTGTAACTTCCAATAGCGGATATTGCACCTGCTCAAACATCGCGCCCAAATTAGCGATGGAGTTATCGCTAAAATCCACCCGACCTTTTGCCGCGTCTATTTCTGCCTGTGAGACGGTGTTGCTTGAAAATGCGCCGATAAGACCGATACCTAAGCCTAATAGACCGCTGCCCCAGCTTCCAAAACCGCTCATTATCGAATTTAAAGAACTGCTTATTGATGTTGACAATGATTTAATCATTGGGGCCATTAACTCTGTAGATATGCCGTCTACAAATCCTTTTAACGCGCCGCCTATGTCGCCGCTAAAGATGCCTTTGAGCATATTCCCGAATTGGTCGGTGAAGTCCATAGCGATCTCTTTGTTAGCATCGATGCCTTTGTCCTTATAATCTTTCCACATGCCCTCGTATGCTTCGCCTATCTGCTCAGCCGTAAATAGACCGCTCGCCATAAGCTCTTTGAGTGTTTTGTCGACATTCATTTGAAAGATCTTATCTTTCTGCCCTGTTAACTCATAATATTTTCTGTAAAGCTCTTCGGTTTTGTCTGCGAGTTCTTTAGTTGCCGATGATGCTGTTTTAAGCGATTTTGCCGCATCTCCCGAGCCTGACTTTATGGCATCAAACGTTTTTTTAGCTGTTTGCGTTGTAGCAGCAAAGGTTTTTTTTGGATACTCTACCGTGTCCGTTACCAATTCCTTGAAATAGGCATCAGTTGATTTGCCAAGACGTTCAATTTCCGAATATGTTTCGTTGATGCTTGATTTTATAGCAGCTTTGTCTATCTTTATGGGATTAAAGTTTACTTGCTTTATTTGACCAAAATCAACACCAAGAATATCACTCCAGTACTTTGTCGTTGCGTTAATCTCGTTTGTTACCGCGTTTAACCCGTCTTGAAAAAGCTTTATTATCGCATTAAGTGCGCTCTCTATTTCCGAATGGAATGCAACTGTTAGCTCCATGTATCCGGCTTTTGCTACAAGATAGATAGATTTTAATCCATTACCTACTATGCCGGCTACTGCTACTACATCTTCGCCAGTGTCTATGATGCTTCGTGAATTTTCGTCCAAAAATTTAGAGAATTCCAAAATGGTTTGGCTTAATGAGCTTGTCGCACCTTGCGCCTGACTGAAATTGCCTATCAAGGATAAAATCGAGTTTCCTACGTTTACCATCGCTTTAGATACAGTCACTTCTACATTGCCAAACTCTGCATTAATCACGTCTGCTTGATCTTTAAGCGCATTCATTACTGCTTCTGCCGAGATTTTGCCTTCTGCGCCATACGCTCTAAGTTGCCCTATAGTTATTCCCATGCCGTTTGCGATAGCCTGTGCTAAACGAGGCGTTTGCTCCATTACCGAGTTTAATTCTTCCCCACGAAGCGTGCCGCTTGCGAAACCCTGCCCGAGTTGTACCAACGCGGCTTCTGCGGCCTGTGCGCTCCCGCCAGAGATTGCAATCGCCTTGTTGATCGTTTCTGTTACTTGCAATAAATCTTCTTGCGTAGTTCCTAAATCTTTAGTTGATCGTGCGAGTGAAGCATAAAGATCAACCGTACTGCCAAGTTCGCTATTTGCATCCTGCGATATTTTAAAAAGTCTTTTTTGAGCATTTGCAAAATCTTGATAGCTGTCGGAAACAAGCGTTAGCCTCGAATTAAGCATGCTCATTTTGTCGGATTGAGATACAAACATTTTTATAGACTCTGCAGAGGCATACAGTATGGCAGTTAATTTCGCCAAACCAACAACGGCGCCGCTGGTTGACCCACTAAGGTCACTATATGTTTTCGATAGTTCATTGGTGGAGTTTTTAAGCTTTGCGGTTTCTCTTTCGGTATTGCTTGAAGTGCGCGAAAGTTTATCTAAATCTTTGTCGGCTTGCTTAACTTGACGGGAATCTATTGCGATTGCTAAGGTAGTAATATCAATTGCCATAAACAAGCCTTTTTTTATTTTATTTTAGCTTGTTTTGGCTATCTCTTTTTTAGTACTTCTTTCGCTTCGCGCCATTTTGAAGATGCTTCTTCTTTGTTTTCAGTGTACGGCGGGAATGCCATTTTGTCCTTGCCGTTTGATATTCCGCGGCAATATCTTTCTGACATTTTTCGAATTGCTGATACTTCAAACTCACGAAGCGCGCCCGACAAGATCTTAGAGTAAGCATAAATTTCCAAAAAAGAAAATGGAACATGCCCCATCCCGTTACTTGCCGACAATCCGAGTTCTTCCCATATTTGTATAATATATTCTAACCCTTCCACATTGGGGAAAACTATTTCACTTTCATTCGCTTTGGTCCATCTGTTTATTTTTGACCCTTCGGGAATTGAACTATAAAATCCTGCCTGTTCGGCATAGAGACAAAGAGTCTCTATACTTTCGGCAAAAAATTCTCTCGGTCCCCCACAAACTTATCTACTTGTTCTGCTATAATCGGAACAGTTTCATAAATCCTTTTCGCTTCCTCTTTGGAAAACTTTACTTTTTTACCGTTTTCTTCAAGCCCTTCCCATCCAACGGTTACCGAAGCTAAAAGCTCATATGGCATTTGTTCCATCTCTTCATCNGAAAGCTTCTTTTTGCCTTGCTTGATCGCTCTTGCCTTAATCGCTCTCGCGGCCTGCTTCCATTCTTTCGAATCGGACCCTAGAAGTTTGATAATAATTCCTGTAGATTCTCCCGTTACTGGGTGAAAAATCTCACAATCAACTGCTTCTTCTTTCGTAATGAGGGCAGAAATGTCCATTTTGTTTATCCTTTAAAATTTGATATGATTTATTATAGCAGAAAAGAAGTAAGATATAGGGGAAAAATTCCCCTATAAATATTATACGATATTACTGTCGATTTCGATTGCAGTCGAAGCTGATCTGATAGAATCCACGCCACCGATATTTTTACGATAGGACATGACTTTACCCGTGAAGTAGTCAACCGTTCCGTCTTGATCTGTGATCTTGAAACTGATTGAAGCATCACTGTCGAGCGCGGCTATAAGTATAGTCTGCCCGCTATCCGCTGAATCATAGGCCATTTGCAAAGCCAAAGAACCTTCGTTGTAAGAACCTTTTAGTTTTTGAGTTCTTCTTGTAGCCAAAGGGGTGTGAGTAACGANATTATACTCTTTACCATATTCTCCGATTTNTGTAATTTCTCCCACCGCCGTATAAGAAAGCGCTGCGAATCCTGCCAGATCATATGTTGCCGGAAGTGAAGCCGAAGCGGATATAAC